GGTGTTAGAACTCCTCTTAGGCAGTTTGCTTCTTGCGTTCTGGTCGATAGCGACGACACTTTGCCTAGTATCTTTAGTTCCGATATGGCTATTGGTAACTATGTTGCCCAAAGAGCTGGTATTGGAATCAATGCTGGTAGAATTAGAGGCATCAACTCGAAGATTCGTGGGGGCGAAATACAACATACTGGCGTCATTCCGTTTCTCAAAAAGTTTGAGGCAACAGTTCGTTGCTGTACACAAAACGGAGTTAGAGGCGGATCAGCAACAGTTCACTTCCCAATCTGGCATCAAGAAATAGAAGATATATTAGTTCTTAAAAACAATAAAGGTTCAGAGGATAATAGAGTAAGAAAGTTAGATTATTCTATACAGATATCTAAACTATTTTATGAAAGATTTATTAAAGATGAAGAAGTTACTTTATTCTCACCACATGAATGTAAGGATTTATATGAGGCATTTGGTATGCCAGAGTTTGATGAGTTATATGAGAAGTATGAAAGAAAAACATCTATCAGTAAAAAGAAAATAAGAGCTCAAACTTTGTTTATGGATTTATTAAAAGAAAGAGCAGAGACAGGTCGTATCTATATTATGAACATAGATCATTGTAATACTCATTCTAGTTTTAAAGATAAAGTTTATATGTCTAATCTATGTCAAGAGATTACATTACCTACTAAACCTTTAACTCACATTGATGACGAAGAAGGTGAAATTGCTTTATGTATTCTATCTGCTATTAATCTAGGTTTAATAAAAGAGAAAGAAGAACTCGAAGAACTATGCGATTTATCTGTAAGGTCATTAGAAGAAATTATAGATTATCAAAAGTATCCTGTCAAGGCTGCTCAGAAATCTACAGAAGCAAGAAGAAGTTTAGGTATAGGTTATATTGGTCTTGCTCACTTTCTTGCAAAGAATAAAGTTAAGTATGATAATCCACAAGCATTAAATCTTGTTGATGAAATTACAGAGGCGTTTCAATACTATCTTTTAAAGTCAAGTAATAACTTAGCAAAAGAAAGAGGTGCTTGTGAATATTTTCATAAAACTAAATACAGCGATGGAATATTACCTATCGATACATACAAGAAAGAGGTAGATAGTTTAATAAAAAGAAAGAATAGTTATGATTGGAATGCTTTACGAAAAGATATTAAAGCTCATGGACTTAGACATTCAACTTTGTCAGCACAGATGCCATCAGAAAGTAGTTCGGTTGTATCAAATGCTACAAACGGTGTTGAACCACCAAGAGACTATCTATCAGTTAAGAAAAGTAAAAAGGGAACTCTTAAACAAATCGTTCCTGATTATAATAGACTAAAGAATTTCTACACATTGTTATGGGATATGCCTAGTAACGAAGGATATATAAATGTTCTTTCTGTTATGCAGAAATACTTTGACCAGGCAATAAGTGGAAACTGGAGTTACAATCCAGAGAACTATAAAGATGGCGAGGTGCCAGTGTCAGTAATGGCAAATGACTTACTAACTACATATAAATTAGGATGGAAAACATCCTATTATCAAAATACATATGACGCTAAGTCAGATGTCGAAGAACCTACTCACCCTGTCGGATGGCATGATGATGTAAAAGATGATAATAAAACCAGAGAGGAATTTAAAACAGATGAAGAATATGAAGAATATTGCGAGGCGTGTGCCATATAATGGGTAAAGTATTTAACACAGAGCAAGTAGATTGGCTAAAACAACCTATGTTTTTTGGTGAAGAACCTAACACACAAAGATTTGACCAACAGAAATATCCTATTTTTGAAAAGTTAAATCAACAACAATTAGGATTCTTTTGGAGACCAGAAGAAGTATCTTTACAAAAAGATAGAAATGACTTTCAACAATTATCAGACGAACAGAAACATATTTTTACATCTAATTTAAAATATCAAACTCTATTAGATAGTGTGCAAGGTCGTGGACCATGTTTGGCATTCTTACCTTTCTGTAGTTTACCTGAACTAGAATCTATGTTAGTTGCATGGGACTTTAGTGAAACAATACATAGTCGTTCATATACTTACATAATGAAGAATGTTTATCCAGACCCAACAGCAGTACTAGATACAATTGTTGAAACGCCAGAGATTATGGCAAGAGCTGAAACTGTAACAGAAGCATACGATAAGTTTATTACATATGCTCATCAGTATCACTTGAATGGTAAAGGTACTTTAAGAGAAATGAAAAAACTATTATATCTTACTCTTATTAATGTAAACATATTAGAGGGTATACGATTCTATGTTTCATTTGCTTGTTCATTTGCATTTGGTGAACTAAAACTTATGGAAGGTTCTGCTAAGATTATATCTCTTATTGCAAGAGATGAGAATCTACATTTAGCAGTATCACAAAACATTATTAATAACTATCGTAATAAAGAGAATGATGAAGAAATGTTAGATATTATGAAAGAATGTGAACCACTTGTTTATGAAATGTATGATATTGCAGTTCAACAAGAGAAGGCTTGGGCAACATACTTATTTAAAGAGGGCTCTATGATTGGTCTAAACGACAAACTGTTAAATCAGTATGTAGAGTTTATGGCAAACAAAAGAATGAAAGCAATAGGATTAAAAAGTGTTTATGATGTATCATCAACAAACAATCCTTTACCATGGACTCAACATTGGTTGAATAGTCGTGGACTGCAAAACGCACCACAAGAAACTGAAATCGAAAGTTATGTTGTCGGTGGCATCAAACAAGATGTGGAAACAGAAACATTTAAAGGATTTAAACTATGACAATAAATCCTAATTTAAAAACTGTATGTGATAATTGTTCTGCTAATTATATCGTGAAACATGATTTACCTGAAGATTATGTTGAACAGTTTTGCCCTTTTTGTGGGGAAGAACATGAGATATATGAAGAAACAATTACAGATATAGATGAAAACTGGGACTAATTGGACACACCAAGGTAAACCAGTCGAAGAACTTCCGATTGACTGTGAAGCTTTTGTTTATTTAATAACAAATCTTACTAACGATAAGAAATATGTGGGTAAGAAGTTAGCAAAATTTAAAACTACTAAGAAACCACTCAAAGGTAGAAAAAACAAAAGACGAGGTACAAAAGAAAGTGACTGGAGAACTTATTGGGGTTCGTCAGAAAAACTGATTGAAGAAGTTGATAGACTAGGTGAAGATAATTTCTCTAGAGAAATATTGTATTATTGCTCTAGTAGAGGTGTTGCAAGTTATTTAGAGGCACAAGAACAGTTTGAGAGAAAGGTCTTAGAAACAGATGACTACTACAACGGCATTATCAATGTTCGTATTGGTGGCTCAAAAATTTTAAGAGAATCACTCAAAAAAATATCAAAAAATTAATTTGTCTAAATATGGATAAGTAAAGCTATTTTAGCAATACTTAATCCGAAATTTGATTTGATATCTCAAACTTCACAACACTAAGGCGTGATTATGGCACAGGTAAAAGTCCTAATAATCGCTGCCTCAAAGTGGTGGTATGATAATGTGTCTCATAGATACGAACCTTCAAAGCACTACTTTAGAGGTATCGATAGAAAAGAACAAAAGTAGAACAAACCACATCATATTTCACGCCCAAGGTGTGTAAAATATGTTTCATATAGTGAAACAAATCAAATTATTCCTAATAATCCCTCAAAACCCTTGATTTTATTGACTTTTTTATTCCATTTTTATTGGACTATTTGCTTGCAATATGACCAATACTCTGTTATAGTATATACATAATGAATAAAAAATATACTATATGTTATAAAAAACATGGTACCAGAAGCTGGGATCGTGTTGTAATCAGTACTCACAAAAGTGCTGTTTCTGTTATTAACAAAATGATAGAGAGTTATCAATTCTCTGACATTAAGGTCTTTGATGAACACAATTCTTGTGTCAAAGATTGTCGTAAACTTGTTGATATATCTTCAATTCAATCTGACTTTTGCTTTGCAAGTGATTGGACTGTTCACATACCTAGAGGTAATTGTTAATATGTTTCATGTAGTTTATTCTAGACACTATTGGGATTATGAAGGTCAAGGTACTTTTGCAAATACTTGGACTCTATATAGAAATGTCGATTATTCTCAAATATGTTTGATGAGTGATAAGTGTGCTGAATTAAAAGAAAAGGCAGACAAAGACTATGCTAAGTATGAAACTACAAAAGATCACGAATCTGATCCTGATCAGTTTTATATGTCTGAAGTTTATATCGTAGATGATAAAGATTATTTTAGAACCTACAAAGATGAGCATCCTGATGTTCTTAGTGATTCTTATTATGCTAAAGGCTTAGTTCCAAAAGAAGAAGATTACTATAACGATTACGGACAAAAGTGTCAATTCTTATTGATAAAAGATTTTGATGAGACATATACTTGGTTCGGTAAAGATTGGACACAAGATATGATAGAAGCCGAATATAAACGAAGAGAAAATGTAAGTGAACTCAATTATGCTTGACTATTGACAAAACTTGTAGTATAATGAATCATATGAAAATTTTAATTGCAGCACTTGTATTTACATCTTGTACATTTACAGTTAAAGATGTTGAAGCAAATGATTACAACACCGCAGTTCTAGGTCACATACTTACCGAAAAGATGAAAGGTACTGATATGGATGAGAGTTCTATTGCAAATGCCGAAACACAAAGACTAATACATAACATGAGTTTAGATATTATTGAAGTTGTATTTAAAAGTATGCCTTCTATATTAGATGGTATATCTGCTGACATGAGATTAAAAGCAGATAAGAATTATAAATGTGCTTTACAATCAGACGAATATAGAAATAAGGATTGTAACTAATGGGTTTATTTTATGTACATCAGCGTAGAAGTAAGAAGAAGAAACTACCTGAAACAGAAAGTCTAAAGAAAGCTCGACTAGAGCATAGAAAGTTTTTAATTAGTAAAGGTATTAATCCTGATAAGAAGATTAATCCTAAAGAGTTTAGTGCAGTTGCAAACTGGTGGGAAACAACATCAGTTCAAAAGCCTGCCGTGTTAGCTCATTCGGTAGAGCAGTTGATTTGTAATCATCAGGTGGCCAGTTCGATTCCGGCACACGGCACCAGTTTAAAACAAGAGGCATCAAAACCTCATCACAATTGGCGACTTGAAGAAAGTAGAAACTTCACAGTTGCACCTGCTTACAATAAAGGTGCTTATCAAGTTATACCTAAGAGTGGTATCAAAGACATAGGCCGATGAAATACTTAGTTATATTATTATCTTTAATGACTATTAGTTGTAGTCAAAATCAAGTTAAAACGCATATGGGTACTGGTATAGGTGCAGTAAGTGGATTTACTACCTGTCGTGCATTATTAAACACAGGTTACGAATTGACTGCCGCCTGTACAGTTTTAGGTGCATGGTTAGGTTCTAGTTTATTTTATACAAACGACTTAAATACACACACAGCGGTTTTTGTAGATACATTAAACACAGCACCAAGTAAAAGATCCCATACAAATTGGGGTAATGCTGTTAATGGTAATTGGGGTTCTATCACAATCAATAGAACTTATGTTAATCATTTTTATAAATGTAGAGATTATGAGTCCGTTATTAGTATTGAACATACTTGGCCAATGAATGGCATATCGAGAGAGAGTGAAGTAGGAACGGCGTGTCAAGAACCAGATGGTCGTTGGAAAATAACAGAAAGTACAAATTCATAATGCAAGATCCTTGGAAACCAGCAATACTATCTATGTTAATGTTAATAACATTTTTACTTATGGCAAACTATGTTTTTGCAGGTGAAAAATCAGAATGGTTAAATAAAAATCCTTGTATGATGAAACAAATTATTACATCAACTGAAAGAGATGGTGTAACAACAATTACAAAAGAAGAAGTTATGAAATGTAAAGACGGATATGATGGTCCTAATTATTGGGAATTATTCGCACATTTTTATTATGCAGATTTGACTACTCCTGCTTATTGCAGACAGTATGCAAGACCAGATCATCCTTTTAAAACACCAGGGATGATGTGTTTAAATGAAGATGGTGATTGGGAGACTAAATAATGTATAAATTACTAGTTATAATAACTTGTATAGTTGTTTTAACAATACATTGGGACGAATTTACTGATAAAGTTGATCTTGCTAAGATTCTTGAAATCAGTAAAAATATAATGGTAGAAGTGAAGGAGTAAAACATGAAAATCATATTACTAATATTAATGACTTTAAGCCTGGCAAATTGTACAAAAACAATGACAGGTAAATCAAGTGCAAATGCAACTTATAAAGTCAAACAAGAGGGTACCAATGACGCTATTCTCAACAAAGTACCACAATGGTTTGTGGATGCTCAAATCGAAAAAGGATTAATCACAAATCGTGATGCTGAAAATTATATTTACGGTGTCGGATCTGGCGAGAGTCCTGATTTACAGATGGCAATAGATAAAGCAGTTCTAGTTGCTAAGTCAAATCTTGCTGATCAATTAGAAGGCGAGTTAAATAAAAGAACTAACTTCTTTAAAACAGAGGAAGGTGCAGAGGGTGGTAAGTCAATTGCTTCAACAATCGATCAAACTATTGTAAACATAATTGAGAAAACTAAAGTTCGAGGTTATGAAGAATGGCATAAATCTGTACTACAAACACCTAACAATACCTATCGTGTATATATAGGACTGAAATTTGGTATCGGTGATGCAAATAGACTAGCAAAATATATCTCTGATAATGCTGTTCCTTTTATTGATGTAGAAAAGATGGCAGATGAAGCAGTAGATAGTTTAGTGCCTGGTCCTAGAGATGGTCAACTATCATATTCAGAACCACTATCTGGCTATGACGAGATACCTGTAGAGGAGATAATATAGTGATTACAGTTTATAGTAAACCTAATTGTCCGTATTGTGAAAAAGCCAAGTACTTGTTAAAAAGTCTTGGCTTACAATACGAAGAAAAGACTGTAACAAAAGATTTATCAGTTGAAGAACTGTACGAAGCCCTAGGTAAGCAAGTAAGAACTATACCACAGATTGTGATTAATAAAGATCACATTGGTGGTTACAATGAACTAAAAGAACACTTTATCAATAAAGGTATAATTAACTTCAAAGGAGAAATCATTTAATAGTAAATGCTAAATGACAAAGAATACAATGA